GCATGCTCGGCCACGACCGCCAGGACCACATGCTGATGCCAGACGGCACGTGGCTCTGCTACGACACGATCCGCTCCCAGGTCGATGCGACGGGCATGACGGAGGGCCAGGTGCAGATGAATGTCAAGTGGCTGCTGGACGAGACGCTGGCCGACGACGTGTGGTGGGATCCGGGCCAAGGCCCTGCCGATCAACCTGGCGGCACCACCGATGGTAGTGGCGACGGCAATGCCTTCGGACCCTTCCCGAGTGGTGGTGGCCCATCGCTGCTGTGGCAAGAAGACCCGAGTGTCGGCAACGGATCGGGGCCGACGATCAAAGAGGAGACGCCATGAGCGAGACGCCGCCAGAAGAAGCCAAAGCGCCGACACCCGAACCCATCGCAACACAGACCCCGCCGCCACCCCCGCCACCGCCTGGTCCCGCGCAGCAGGCCGCGACCGGGGGTGACGCGACCTACACCGCCGCCGAGCTTCAGGCCGCAGCAGCCTCTCTCGGGGCCTACCCGTGGGACGTTCCGAGTGTGTTCGCCCTGCGAGGTGGTGTCACCGAGATGTCCGAGGCCGACTTCAAGACCGCGCTTGAAGAATTGCGTACGCCACCCGCTGAACCAGCAGCCGATGAGAACGAGGGAGGTTTCTGATGGTTGACCGACTCATCACGTCCTATCCGCCGCCGACCGCACCAGGCATCTACGGCATCATCTCGGCGGCGGGGCCGACCGCAGGACCGAGCGGCCTGGGCGTTGTTGCTATCGTCGGCAAAGCCAGCTTCGGGCCGATCAACACGGCCGTGCAGTGCGGCTCACCGTCTGCAGTCGCCACGGTCTTCGGGGACGCCTCGGCGGTGGATCGCTCCAACCAGACCTCGACCCTGGCGAACCTGGCGCGCGAGGCGGCGATTGGCGGGGCCATCGGCTTCGTCGCGGTGCGCGTGGGCGGCACCGGCTCGGCTACAGCCAAGGTCACCGCTGGCGTCATGGACAACGCCTCAACCGTTGTCGGCAACCTGACGGCGGCTTCACCAGGCGCGTTTGGCAACAACCTGTACTGCAAGATCCAGCCCGTGGCAGGGGTGGCAACGCAGAAGGAACTGGTGGTGCTCAAGGGGCCGAGCATGACCATCGTGCAGGACACCCGCTTCGTCATCGGCAACACGCCTGCCAACGAGCCTGACGCGCTCGCGGCGGCAACCGTCAACGCGCCCTACGTCGTGTTCACCAAGAGTGCCCAGGGCAGCGGGCAACTCGGCAACCTGGCGCAGATCCAGATGGCGGGTGGGGCTGATCCAGCCGCCTCGTCAGGCGACTACAACGCGGCATTCGCGCCACTCTCGACGTACGCCTGGGCCACGATGGTTACCGACAGCGAGAACGCCGCCATCGTCTTCCCGGCGATCCAGGCGTTCGTGGACACCGAGACGCAGTGGGGCCGCTTCAGGACCGCGTGTGTCGGGGAGCCGACGAGCGTGTCGGTGACCACGCGCTACGCGGATGCCAGCGCGATCAACTCGTGCCTGGTGCGCTACCAGGGCACGGGCTTCACCTACCCCAACGGTGATGGGACGTACCGTGCCGACGAGGGCTACCTGGCGGCAGCGGCCGACGCGGGCATCATGTCTACGCTCACGCCAGGCACCTCGATGACCTGGCGGGCGATTCCTGGGGCCACGGCCATCGTCACGGGCACGCCCGCGTACGACGAGCCGACCGCGATTCTCTCGGGCATGGGCTACTACAAGTTCAGCAACACCCTGGGGGTGCGCACGGGCGCGGGCATCTCGACGCTGGTCAACCCGGCCGTCACGCCGATTTGGGCTACGGCGCTCAACACGGGCTGGCGCTATCTGGAGCACGTCGCGACGGCGTTCGGCCTGCTCGGGGACATCGGTGACACCTGGGAGGGCATGGTCGCCAACCCCGACCCGGCGCTGCGGCCTCCCAACACGCCTGCCGGTCGCGCCGCACTGATCGCCGCAGCCAACCGCTCGGCCAAGCAGTACACGGACAACTCGTGGATTCAGTCGGGCGACGTGATCGTGGATCCGGCGCACCCGTCCACGTCCAACACGGCCTACTTCACCTTCGAGAACCTCGTGGTCGCGCTGCGCGCCGAGAGGCTCGTCCTGGCGCTGCCGTTCGGCACGCCATAGCGATAACCGGTTATCAGCCATGACAGACCTGACCGTCGCCAACGACGTGAATCTGAACTCGGTCACCATCGACCCGACCATTGGCTACCACCAGACGTGGTGGCAGTGGCCGTACTACACGCCGCCCGCCAACATCCACGTCTACTACCCGTACCCGTTCACGCTTGCGCCCACCCAACGCTGCGCCTGGTGCCAGGGCCAGCACGTGGGCGCGTGTCCGCGCCTGAAGTCGGTCAGCTACCGCAAGGACGGCACCGTCGAGCGCGTTGAGTTCTTCGAGGAGGACTAGACATGCCAGTAACGTCCACCCAACTCACGGCCGGCTTCCGTGGCAACTTCTACCGCAACGGGCAGAAGTGGGCGGGTGCCTCGGGGTGGGATCTCACCCGCAACACCACCCTGACTGAAGACGGCGTGCTCGACCAGAAGGTGACCATCCCCGTCGAGCAGTCCCTGACGTACACGCTCAAGGTCAGCGAACTGATCTTGGACTCGAACTTCTCCAACGAGGTGCTGCAAGCCGACGCGCGCTCGGACCAGTTGCGCTTCCTGTTCATCGGGGAGTCGCGGCGCAACGACGGCCAGCAGGAGCGCATCCGCATGGACGGCGCGTGCATCTCGGCCGACCTGTTGCTGTCGGGTGTGACCCGTGGGTCCAGCCGCAAGCGTGACATCACCTTCCGCCTGGATACGGTGCCTGCCTTCGACAGCATGATCTCTAGCTAGGGGTGTAGCTGATGCCGCCACGTGGACAACGCGACTTATCGCTCGTCGGAGAAGACGAACTAGAGATAGTCGAAGACGCAGAAGGCGTCGAGGAGCAACTCCTCGCGGCTTTCGCCACCACACGCGCCAAGGAAAAGGCCCAGGTCGCCGCTGTCGAGATCCAGCGCTACCAGGGCATTCCGCAGCGGGACGCTGGCGGCAAACTCGTCCGCGACGAAGAAGGCAAGACGACCGTGGGGTCGCTGATCCTGTACTTCAGGCGGCTCCAGCCCGGCACGCTGCTCAACCTGCGCCAGGAGTTCACCATCCGTAAGCCCATCAAGCGCGCGGGCCGCACCCAGTTCGAGGAGAGCTTTGACGACGAGGGCTTCGCGCTGCACGTCGCCTATCTCGCCATGATGCCGTGGTGTCGTGCGATGTACTTCGACAACCAGAAGCTGTGGGGCGACGAGCCGGTTGGTACGGGCGAGGAGTTCCTGCGCTATCGGCTGAACCTGGGCGAGATGGGCTACTGCCTGGAAGCCGTTCAGCAGTTGGAGGGCTTGGGCGAGGAGCAGATCGAGCAATTGGGAAAATCTTCGAGGACGGGGGCGAGCTTGCCCCGTGGGACGTTTGGGTAGAAGTCGCGACCCTGTTCAACGTGCACCCCTGGCAACTGCTGCACATGGACGAGTATCGGCGCGTCTGGTACGAGATGGCGGCTATCACCCACCGCAAGCGCGAGCATGAGATCCGCCAGGAATTCCTGAACGCCATCGGCAGGATGTTTGGCGGCGAGGACTAGATGGCCGACTACGAAGTAGGGGTCCGCCTGGTCGCCAAGGACGAGACGGGTCCGGCTGTGTCCACTGCGCAGCGCGGCATGAAGGGCGTGGACGACGCCGCGAAGTCCGCCAACAAAGAGCTTGAGGGCATGGGGCCAGCCGCCAAGAAGGGCGCGGACATGGCGACCCCGGCGCTCAACGGCCTGAAGAACAGCCTGGGCGACATCCTGAAGATGGCGGCGGGCTTCTCCATCGGTGCGTTCACTGCGCAGCTAGGCGGTTCGCTGACGGGCGCGCTGCAGGAGTCGATCACCAGCACCAAGGATCTGTACTCCCAGGTCAAGATGCTGCAGAACATCACCGGCGGGTCGGCCGAGCAGATCTCGACCACCATCGGTGCCTTCGAGCACTTCGGGCTGAGCACACAGCAGGCCGCGTCCAGCATCTCGATCTTCTCGCGCCAGATGCAGAAGGCCCCGGTCGATATGCAGGAACTGGCGACCAGCCTGGACTCGACCACGGGCAAGCCGCTCAAGGGCTTCGCGGACCAGATGCACGACCTGGGCGTCAACACCGAGGACGCCACGGGCAAGGCGCGGCCGATGCTCGACGTGCTCATGGACACCGCCGACAAGTTCAAGGCGATGGGCGGCGGCGCGGAGGCGACGGCTGCGGCGATGACGCTGTTCGGGCGCTCGGGCCGCGACATGCTGCCGGTGCTGCTCCAGGGGTCGGAGGGCATCAAGAAGATCGCGGAAGAAGGCAAAGCGATGGGCTTCGTCCTGACCGACGACGACATGACGGCGGTCAAAGCCTTCAGCGCTGCCCAAAAAGACCTGAACGAGACGATGGACGGGTTCAAGATCCAACTCGGCATCGCGCTCATGCCGCTGTTGACGATGCTGGCGAGTGTGGGCGACCAACTCGCGATCATGTTCAACACCCACATGCTGCCGGCGATCAAGACGGTCGCGGAGTGGATCAAGAACCTCGTCGGCAACGTGCAGGACGCCTGGAAGCGCTTCACCGAGTGGCTCGGTCCGCTCGGCATGGTCGTGGACGCGCTCAAGGACTTCATCTCCAACATCATCGACGCGGTACAGAACAACGAGGGCCTGTCGATCTCGATTCAGAACGGGGCCATCGCCATCGGCGGGGCGACAGTCGCGACTCTCGGCCTGGGTGTGGCGATGGACGCGCTGGCGAGTACGGCGAGTACGGCGACCAGCATCATCCAGACCTTCAACGCCATCTTGGAAACCACCTCCAAGACGGGCACGCTCATCATGATCTTCTTCGCGCTGGCGGCGGTGATGGTCACGCTGTACCAGACCGTGCCCCAGGTGACGGATGTCTTCAACGCGCTGTGGGAGGCCATTACCGGCGACCCTGGCGCGCTCGGCGTGGTCTACGACGTGATCCAGAAGACGTTCGGCACGGAGATGGCCGACAAGCTCAACCCGTTCCTGAACTGGCTCATGAAGTCCATCCCGCTCATCAAGGACTTCGGCCGCGCCGTCGTCGTCGCATTCACCGACGACGCGGGGGCGATGGGCGTCATCTACGACGTGATTCGCAAGGTCTTCGGTGACCAGGCAGCGGAAGCCATGCAGCCGTTCCTGCAGAACCTGATGCTGTTAATCCCGCGTGCCAAGGAAGCGGGCGAGTGGATCGGGTGGGCCTTCGAGCGGCTGACCAAGGGCGACATCCGCAACGTGCTGATCGACCTGGGCATCGCCTTCGGCAAGTTGTTCAACGTCGATACCTCGGGTTTCGCGGCGACGGTCGGCAAGGTCTTCGACACGCTCGGCAAGCTGTTCGAGCAGTTCCAGAAAGATCCAGGCGGCACGCTCCAGGCGGCATGGAAGGGGCTGCAGGACATCCTCGAACCGCTGGCTCCGTCGTTCAACAACCTGAAGGACGCCTTCGAGAAGATCGTCGGCGCGGTCCAGTCGCTGTGGCCGACGCCGCTCAAGGACATCCTCGACGGCCTGGGCAAGGCCGACTTCAGCGGGGTTGCTCCGACTATCGACGCGGCCAGGATCGCCTTCGAGGGCCTGTACGCGGTGTTCATGCTCATCGCGGGGATCATCAACACGATCACGGGCTTCTTCGACTGGATCATCACCAACGTCGGCAACGCGACCCAGTTCATCAAGGACCACAAGGAGGCCCAGGGTGCGCTGGTCCTCATCCTGGGCGCGCTGGCTGGCGCAGCCCTCAACGTGGCGTTCAGCCTCGCCGTCGCGGGTGCCGCGATGCTGCTGACCGCCGGCTACGGCGGCATTCTCAACGGCATCATGACCGTCATGGTGGTCGTGGTGGACGCGGTGCGCTTCGCCTGGATGCTCATGGACGCGGCGATGCTCGCCAACCCTATCGGCCTCATCATCATCGCCCTGGTCGCCCTGGGCGCGTATCTGGTGTGGGCCTACAACAACGTGGACTGGTTCCGCGATGCGGTCAACAACCTGTGGAAGGCGATGCAGGACTGGTGGGCCTGGTTCAGCACCGAGCTTATGCGCGAACTGCACGCCCTGGGCGACCTGTTCCAGCAACTCGGCACGTGGATCTCCGAGAACGGCGACACGATCAAGACGGTGATCGAGGCGCTCATGGGGCCACCCGGCCTGCTGCTCATCGCGTGGCAGCAGGACTGGGGCGGCATTCAGGAGAAGGTCCAGGGCTTCGTGGACTGGTTCAAGACGGTGCCAGGCATGATCTCCAGCGCGGCGCAAGCGGTCGGCAACGCCTTCTCCACGATTGGCACGGCCATCTCCAACGCGCTCAAGAACATCAACATCGACATCGGTCCGTTCCACTGGCGCGGCGGCACCTTCTCGTCGGACATCCCAGGCATCTCCGTCATCGGGGACGCCTTCAGCGCTGGCGGGACGAAGGTGCACGAGGCGCTGGACACGCTCGGCCAGCAGAACGCCCAGGCCAACGCCAGTAGCTACAGCCTGGTCGGTGAACTCGCGGGCGGGCCAACACCCGCCGAGGCGGGCCTCCAGATCATGCAGACGGGTGGCTGGTTGCGCGAGCCGATCATCGGTGTCGGCCCCTCGGGGACGCAGTACAGGCTGCACGCCAACGAGTACATCTCGCCGGCTGGCGCGCACGCCGAGAACGCGGCAGCGGCGCATGCGGGGCGCGGCGGCGGTGTGACGCTCAACGTCTCGCCAGGAGCGGTGCAGATCAGTGGAGCCAACGGGCCTGCCCAGGATTGGGCGACGGCCGCAGACGCGCTGTGGGACGACCTGTACGCCAAGCTGAGCCGCGCGCTCGATAACCGGGTGTCCTGATGGTTGCCCAGGTCAAACTCGTCAACTACGCCGACCCGACCGACGAGTTGATCTTCCCGATCACCCCGTCCGAGCTACCCGAGACGGCCGACGCGAGTGCCAAGAGCTTCAACGTCATCGGCAAGGGCAGCTACTCGTTCCCTGACGGCAGGGCCGAGTACAAGCTGTCGATTGCGGGCTACTTCCCAGGCAAGGGCCGCTGGACGCCGTTCCCCGAGAAGAAGCTCGAAAACCTGCCGCACATCCACGACTGGCGGCACCCCGAGGAACTCACCTTCCAGCTACGCGAGTGGCTGAACAACAAGGCCAAGCTCAAGTACGTCGCGGACAGCAAGGCGGGCCTGATGCAGGTACCGGTGTTCTTGAGCAAGTACTCCTTCACCAAGAAGGGGCCGGCTGGCGACATCGTGTACCAGTTGGATTTCGTGGAGTGGCGCTCGCTGTCGGTGTTCATTGACGACGGTGGGCCGAGCGGCGGCGGCTCCAGCGGCGGCGGCAGCGATAGCTCACAGAGCGCGGGCGACGGAGACGCGGGCGAAGAAGACGCCAACCCGACGACCTACACCGTCCAGCCCGGCGACAACCTGACGTTCATCTCCAAGCGCTTCCTGGGCGACGGCGGGCGCTGGCCCGAGATCTACGACGCCAACCGCGACACCATCGGGGACGACCCGAACATGATTTCGCCGGGCATGGAGCTTCTGATCCCAGGCGGCACGGTGGCCGAGCCGAATCTGGACGGCTACACCCCGATGGGGACTGACGCCACGGTCGGTTCAGACGTGGGAGATGGAGGCTGATGGCCCAGGTACCGCCCGACCTCGACACGCTCGAACTCACCTCCGAGGGTGGCCTCACCGACACCGGCGACCCGATCCAGATCGAGGCCAATCTCCCCGCGCAGAGCGGCGATGCCATCGTCCCGACGCCAGCGGACTGGGCGAGCATGGCGTACGCGGTGCATGCCGACTTCGGCGGCGACGTGGGCGGCGGCAAGATCCCTGTCTCGGCGCTGTCGTGGGAGGAGCAGTCGGGCGAGCTTGCCACGCGCATCACCCTCCAGTTCCCCGACTACCCGATGGACGGCGGGCAGCGACTGTCGAAGCTCATCCAGCTTGGCACGCCGCTGACAGTGCTCGCGGCGATGGGTAGCTCGCCGTTCCAAGAGGTCGCGCGCGGCATTGTGGAGGAGATCGCGCCCAACGACGGCACCGGCGGCACGTTCGAGGTGGTCGCCTACGACCCGATCAAGGCCACGCTCGACTCCAAGGTGGATCGCTTCTACGAGTGGGGCAAGACGCCCAAGGATGTGATCCAAGACATCCTGGGCAGCGGCAGCGGCACGCCAGACGACCCGGACGGTGGTTGGAACGTGCCGTTCGGCCGACTCGACCCGATGCTCGATACGCCCTTCAGCGGGCCGTACACGGTCAAGGCGCAGACCATCGCGGCGGTGCTGGCCGATTGCGTCAATCAGGCCATGACGCTGGCGGGCACCGACAACAACAACCGCCTGGTGATCCGCAGCACCCTGGGCATGATCGAGATCACCCAACCGGGTGGCAACAACCCGGTCTACTGGCTGCGCGAGGACGCCGGTCAGGATGTCTCCAGCGTCAGGGAGCACATCTCGATCACCGACATGGTGACCCGCGTCCGCGTGACGGGCAAGAGTGTCGCGGACGCCGCGCCTGGGCTGGTCGGCATCCTCGACTCATCACAGGCCAACTACGGCATCACGCGCCAGGAGATCATCACCCTGACGACGCACACGAGCATCGAGGAGGTCGAGAAGCAGGCGCGCCAGATGCTCAACCAGAAGGGTTCGCCCAAGCACGACCGTGCGATTGAGGCTCCCGACGTGCCGATGCTGCGCAAGTACGACATCGTGCGCGTGACGGCGGGCACGATGGACGACCACTTCTACGTCGAGTCGGTGACCCACGACGAGGCTTCGCGCAAGATGTCGCTGACGCTCTCGACGCTGCGCTCCGACACGACCAGTGGCGACTCGGGTGTGTGGCACGACGTGCACGAGGACGCCATTCCTGAAGACAGCACCACGGGCACCTCGGCGGGTGGCTCGACCGTGCTGGTGACGGGTGGCCGCGTAACCGACGCCCAGTTGTACGCGCTGGCGCGCAACGCGGGCTTCACCGGCCAGGACGCGATCATGGCCGTGGCGATCTCGCTGGCCGAGGACGGGACTTCTGATCCGCAGGCGCGCAACTTCAACCCAGGTCCGCCGCCGACGACCGACCTGGGCCTGTGGCAGATCAACTCGATCCACTGGGGTCAGGGCGGCATCGGCAGCGAGGGCGATCTGGTCGATCCACAAAAGAACGCCAACGCCGCGCACATCATTTGGGCCGAAGCCGCCAGTCGCGGACTCAACGGCTGGCAACCCTGGAGCACGTATCCCAACGCCTACAAGAAGTACATGGACCGCGCGACGGCCGCGTCTCAGGCTCCCGCCCAGGCCGCGCCGACGACCCAGGCGGCGGTGACCGGCGCGAAGGCCGCGCCCAACAGCGCGCTCATCAACGCCATGAACCAGTGGGTCAACGTGCCGTACGTCTATGGCGGCAACAGCAAGGCGGGTGCCGACTGCTCGTACTTCACCCAACAGGTCTACAAGAGCGTCGGCGTCAACCTGCCCAGGACGGCCCAGGCTCAGTGGGATGCCACGACCCATGTCAGCACACCGCAGTTCGGGGATCTGTGCTTCTTCCAGAACACCTACCCGGGCGCACCACCAGGCGTCTCGCACGTGGGCATCTACGTCGGCAACGGCCAGATGGCGAACGAGATCGAGCCGCATACCAAGCTGACCAACATCAACACCCAGGAGTGGAAGTCCAAGTTGGTCGGGTTCGGGAGGCCGCATAACTGATGCCTGGTGGACGTGGCGGGCTGGTCGGCACCGGTGCCTCGGGCATCGCGGATTTGCTGCTGTCGATCCAGCCCGAGCAGCACCATCCGCCCGAGTACGCCTCGATGGTGGACGACCAGGGCATCCTGAAGCTCACCCCCGACTCGATGCCCAACGTCAAGTTCCCGCCTGGGGATAGCTCGCCAGGTGGCTACTCGGTGCTGCAGTACCTGAATCTGGAGCCTGAATACAACACGGCCACGGCACTCACGGGCGTGACCATCCAGGGCACGCTGGTCGAGCACTACCACCAGATCCCTGGGACGGCGCTCAAGGACGGCGACCGCGTGGTCATCATGTGGACAGGCTTGTCTGCGGTGGTCATCGGCGTGATCGTGCCGAGGCCGCTCGACGGCAGTGGATCAGACCCTGGCGGTGGCGGCGGCGGCGGGGGTGGTGGTAGCCAGGGACCAGCGGGTCCGCCAGGTCCAGCCGGGCCTGCCGGACCACCAGGGCCAGCGGGGTCACCAGGCGCGCCAGGAGCCAACGGTCAGCCAGGTCCACAGGGGCCGCAGGGTGTGGCCGGGCAGCAGGGTGCCGCAGGGCCGAGCGGTGCGACCGGTGCGCAAGGGGCTGCTGGCAGCACGGGACCAGCGGGTCCGCAAGGTCCGACCGGGGCGGCTGGACCCCAGGGGCCTGCTGGACTAGGTGTCAACATGAAGGGCACCGTCGCGAGTCAGGCGAACCTGCCTGCCTCGGGCAATACGGTCAACGACGCCTGGGTCACCAACGACACCGGCTACATGTGGGTGTGGAACGGCTCCACATGGGTCAATTCAGGCTCAGCACGTGGTCCAGCAGGCCCCACGGGTCCGCAAGGTGCCAACGGTCCGACCGGTCCGACAGGGCCTGCAGGGGCCACCGGAGCGCAAGGCGTGGCTGGTCCATCCGGACCCCCAGGTGCCACGGGCGCGGTCGGTCCAGCGGGTTCGACCGGCCCCACTGGGGCCACAGGAGCCACGGGTGCGACCGGCCCGACTGGGGCTGCGGGCGCGACTGGTCCAGCGGGTGCTCCGGGCGGGTCAGCCATCCACGAGGAGTTCCTACCGCCCAACGCTGGCACGACGGTGATCGTCAGCCAGCTACCGTCTGCCGTCATCTACGTCTCGCGCAACGGCGTGGTGCAGTCCGTTACGGACGGCCACTACTCGCTCACCAACCAGACCTTCACCTTCACGACGGCCTTCGATGGCACCGAGCGCGTCTCGGTTGGCTATACGGTGGGCGGTATCGGGGGGCAGGGTCCGCCAGGTCCGACAGCGGGCATGCACGAGGAGTTCCTACCCGCGAACGGGGCGCTGACGATAGGACTGGCGAACCCGGTCACGCTCATCATGACCGTGGCGCGCTCAGGCATCATCCAGTCCCAGGCGGATGGCAACTACTCGCTGTCGGGCCAGACGCTGACGTTCTCGGACGCCTTCGACGGTACCGAGCGCGTGGTGGTCGCGTACATCTCGAACACCTATGTGCCGCCCTCGTCGGTCGCGGGTGCCATCGACACCAATCTGCGGGCGTACATCATCCAACTCATGGGCACGGCCGACCCGAACGGTCCGCCACCGGTGGCGGGACCATGAGCCGCCAGCAAGTCCCCACGGCGATGCTGCTGAACCTGGGCGTGACCTCGCCCAAGCTGGCGACCAGCCTGACGGTGACTAGCACCTTGTCAGTGAATGGTCAATTGGGCGTTGGCGGTGGCCCTGGGGCGGGTGCTTCGCTCTACTTCAGCGGCACACCCGCCGGTCACGTCATCTACAGCGCCGCGCAGCCCAACCCTGGTGGCAACAACTGGGAGGTCGATGCACTGGGGATCTACGGCGTGCCGGTCAACACGGCCAGCTACACCGGTCTGGACTACCGCTCGGTGTATGTCGCGCCCATCGCTGTGCCATCGGGCTACGCCTACAACTACGGCGTCTACATCGGCGCACCAACGGGCGGCTCGACCTCGAACATCGGCCTCTACAACGGCGGTACGACCCAACTCCAGGGCAGCATCGGCGTCGCCATCGCGCCTGTTCCTGATCGCATGCTCGTCATCTCGGGCACCACGACCACTCAGGCCACCCAGGTCGGCATCAACGTGCAGGCCACGTGCAACTCGGCCGCAACGTCTATCGGCATCGGGGTCGCGGCGATGGTCACCACGGCAGCGGCAAGCTTCACGATGTCCCAGGGGATGGCGTTCTACGTCAACCCGCCAACGCTCGGCTCGGGGTCAGCCATCACCAACTCCTACGGCCTGTACGTCAACAACATGGGCAAGGCGGGTGTGACCAACGCCTACGGCATCATGGTGTTGGCGCAATCCGGAGCTTCGTCCGCCAACATCGGCATCTACAACCAGGGGCACAGCGTCACGGTTGGGTCGGTGTTCTGTGACGGCAGTGGGGCCAACAACGGGGCGGGCGGCTCGAACGTCAACTCGGGGACGCAGAATGGGATCTTTTTCGGCGGCAGCGTCAACCAGACGGGTGAGTACATCGCCTCCAACCGTGCAGGTACCACCAACCAGTACGGGTTGGACTTCTTCACGGGGTGGGCGCGGCGCGTGTACATCACCAACGCGGGCAACCTGACCCTGGCGTCTGGCATGCAACTCCAGAGCGTCGATCAGGACGGTGTGGTGCGCACGCTGATCGGACCGACTGGCGACAACGGGCACCAGATCAATAGCGGGCCGGCGGGTGTGATCTTCGCGAATGCGGCGAACAATGTGCGCACTGGCCTTCTGACTGACGGTGGCAACTTCTCGATCAACGGTGACTTCCAGTTTACCGACACCAATCACTACCTGACGCCGGTCAGCGGCAACCACACGCGCTACGCCATCGGGCCAGGTGGTTACCTCCACTCGTTCGAGATCGCGGCGGCGAGCCACGGCAGCGGCGGGTTGGCGCTCACCCAGGCCGCAGCGTTCAACGTTGGTTCGGCGCGCGCGCTCAAGGACAACATCCGCCAGATCGAAGACCCGATCTCACTGGTCACCGACGAGAGGCTGCACGGCGTGCGCTTCGACTGGAGGGACGACGGCAGACCGGGCATCGGTTTCGTCGCGGACGACTGGCTGGAGAAAGTCCCCGAGCTTGTGCACGTCAACGACGGTGAGATGGCCGAGTATGCGCCGATGTCGATGGACTACGGCGCGCTCGGCGCGATTACCTTCCAGGCACTCAAGGCGTATATCCAGCGCACCGAGGCGCGGATAGCCGAACTGGAGGCGAAGCTGGCGGGATGAGCGTCCAAGTCGTCCCGACCAACTCGCTCAAAGACCTGGGCGTGACCTCGCCCAAGCTCGCCGCCAGCGTTGGCGTCACGGGCAATCTGAGTGCTGGTGGCGACGTGGTGATCGGCGGCAACTACCGCTTCGGTGCGGCTAACAGTCCCGAGACGATCTGCAAGAGCGCGACTGGCATTCTGCGGGTGACGGCTGGAATGCAGATCGACAGCACGGTTGGTGTCGGTACTCCTCCCGCCAACAACGTCGGCGTCTACATCACGGGCAACCTGAACTTCCAGCAGACGGGGCAATACGGGATCTTCTGTAACCCGACGATTACCACGGCGGCGACGGCGGGTGCCTACGGGATTTACACGTCGCTAGTGACGGCGAACAACCTCGCGACGAGTGGGTTGAACACGATTGCCGCAGGGCCTCCGACTCTCGGCTCTGGTACCAGCGCGACCAACATCAACGGTCTGTACGTCGCCAATCAGGGTGCAGCGGGCGTCACCAACGCTTATGGCGTCTATGTCGTGTCGCAGGCTGGTGCGAGCGGCGTGAACTTCGGCATGTACGTCAACTACACCAGCGCGTTGACGGGCGGGCCGTACGCACCTGGCAGCGCGGTCTTCAACAACACTTCGACGGGCAACGGTACGGCCAGCCTCATCACCATCAGTTGTGGCGGCTACAACCAGTGGGGTGTCGGCTTCGGCACGATCTATGGCCTTTGGTGGCACGCTTTCATTGCCAGCAGCCAGATCCAGTGGGGCTTCGACGGTTCTCGCCTGCGATTGGCGAGCGACACGGGTTGGAACGCACTGACCTTCCAGAATGGCTGGACGAACTACTCGTCCCCGTATGGACCCGCTGGCTATCGCAAGATGCCTGACGGGATCGTCCTTCTCCGTGGCCTCGTCCAGGGCGGCACCGCCGGGGTGATCTGTACGTTGCCAGCCGGGTTCCGGCCGGCTCAGACGCAGCTTGTGGTGGCAGCGATAAACGGTCCCGGTGTCTTGCGTCTTGACGTTACGTCCGCCGGAAATGTCCAGACGATGGAACTGCTCTCGGGCGTCAACAGCATGACTGGTTGGATCTCGCTCAACAACATCGCGTTCCTGGCAGAAGGATGATGGACGTAGCTGCGCCCTACGAGGTCGAGGTCCAGCCCCAGGTAGCGGTATCGCTCAACACCGTCACGTCGCTGCCGCCATCCAGCCCCAAGGCGTTCCAACTCAGCGGCGACGGAGTGTTCAACGGCAACCTGGGTGTGACCGGGCCGCAAATGGTCATCGGCACCAGTGGTGTCACGACAGGCTATGGCCTGTACGTCAGGCCGTCGCTCACGGGTGCGGCTTTCCAGATCGGCGTCAACTCCTCGCCGGTGGTGGACGCCACGGCCACGTCCTGGGGAGCAGGCGTGTACGGGGGTGTCAGGACGGCGGCGGCGAGCTTCACCCTTAGCTCGGGCTTCGCTTTGGCAGCAGCCTCACCGTCGCTCGGCGCTGGCTCCTCGATCACCTCGATGTACGGCCTGTACATCTACAACCAGGGCGCGACAGGAGTCGCCAACGCCTACGGCGTCATGATCGCCAGCCAGTCGGGTGCGACCACGACCAACATGGGCCTGTGGAACCAGGGCACCACGCGCCTGGATGGTCAGGTCAACGTCAACGGCATGACCCAGTTCAGCCAGCCGGTCAGCATCGGCAACCAGGCCGCAGTCCAGACGGTTGGCCTGAACATGGTGGTCAACCTGCAGGGCCAGGGCGTCAGCGGCGTCGGTGCGGATCAGGTCTGCCAGAAGATCGTCGGCGTGTTCTCGTCGGTGGCGACCTCGGGCATGGGTCTGTACTTCCAGCCTACCTCGGGCAACAGCAACACCTTCTCCAGCATTTGGGCTTTCTACATCGACGGCTCGAACCTGGGCACCAGTCCCGTCACCAACTACTACGGGCTGTATGTCAGGAACCAGGCGCGGTCGCAGACCACCAACACCTACGGGATCTACATCGAGAACCAGTCAGGCTCACCGACGACCAACCTGGGCCTCTACAACGGCGGCACAACCCTACTGATGGGGGCGGTCGGGGTCGCCATCGCGCCAGTGGCGGGCCTCACTGCACCAGCCCCCATCGCTATTCCCAACGGACTTGCGCTGGACAACAGCAACGGTCAATCGCAGGCTGGTCAGCTACTCGCTCCGGGCGCAACGTGGACGGCTGTTCCGAGCAACTTCTCGGGCCTGGTCGTCGTGGACGAGACAATCGCACTCGGCTACACAGCGATGTTCTTGATGGGTGCTGGAGCGTCCACGCTGGTAGGCCAGAACCCGAGCAACGCCACCCAGTGGTCCGCCACGCAAGGGCATGCCGGGTCGATCAACATCTACTTTGGTGCTCCTGCAAATGGCTACCCGGTGATGGTCGAAAATCAGTTGGGTAGCAACGTCCGCGTCAGCTTGATGGCTTTCAGATTGAGGTATTCGGCCTAATGGCGAACTACACGATCAGCGCGACCGACGATGAGGATGCCGCCATGCGATGGGCGACCACCGAGTACAACACGGGCAACCCGGACCAGGCCGACCTGGGCGTCGAGCAGTTCGTGCAGCAGGCCGTGCAGATGCTGTTCGAGGGCTACGCCAGGTCGTACCAGCAGAGCCAGAGCCAGTTCACCGCCGAAGATCTCGAAGCGGCGTACCGTTCGGCCGACGCCGACATTCAGCAGGGCGCGCTGGCGCTGGCCTTCAATACCGTCACTCCTGAGATCCGCAACCAACTGGCGCACATGCTCAAGGCCGAGGTCGGGGCGGGCGTAGCCGCCAGACCACCACTTCCAGATGAGGTCAAGTACTGATGAAACGCATCCCGATGCGCACCATCCACGACGAGCACTTCCCGCCCGGCACACCCGAGTTCGCGCAGAGCGTCATGGTGTGGGCCGACGTGATCCGCCAGGTCATCCGCCGGCCGATGGACCCATCCAAGGGCGCGGACATCGAGGAGATGCGGCGCGGCATCCGCGTGCTTGACGCGGTGGACAGGGCCGGCCAGTACCTCGAACTCGAAGACGCCGACTACGAGCACCTCAAGGAGAAGACCAAGCTCATGCAGTGGGCCTTCGTGGACCGTCGCCTGGTGACGTTCATTGACGACGTGAACAACGCCACCGAGGAGATCCCCGAGTCACCCAACGGCCACCCTGCCATTCTGGACACGGCGGCTCCTGGCTGGCCTGACGTGAGCACGGTCCGATAACCGGTTATCGCTAGTGCCCAACCTGTACGCCCCGACCTACCCGCCGACGTGGACCGTGCCAGATCCGGTCCTGCAGCGCATGACGCCCGCGCCGACGACCATCCGTGCGGTGACGTACTCGTTCAACCCGATCTTCCGCGACTTTCAGGTGGACGGCACTGGCGACGTGCCACTCACCGACGCGGGCGCAGCGGCGGTCCAGTGGGCGGCGAAGGCCGTCTCGACGCAGCGCGGGGCGCACCTGATCTACGGACGGACGTTCGGCGCTGACATTCGGACGTGCCTGCTGGCCGGCTCGCACCAGGCAACCGAGAACGCGCTCACCGTCGAGATGCGCCGCGCCGTCAAGCGTGACAACCGCATCTCCGACCTGACGGACTTCCAATTCGCCTGGCAGCAGACGATGCTAGAGGTCGCCTACCGCGTGGTGCTCACGGACGGCCGCTCCAAGCAGACCCAACTGGACATCCCACTGCAATGACCTTCACCACCAGCGTCTACACGGGCTACGACACGACTCTGCCCCAGTCGGTCATCAACCGTCAGAGCGATGCCAACTTGCGACTGGCGGCGCTCTCGGCGTTCTCGCTGCTCGCCCCAGGCATGGACACGGTGGAGGGCAGCTTCGCGTTCGACCTGATCGAGCCGTTCTGCCTGGTGCTCGCCCAGGCGTACGTGGACCTCATCGACGTGGAGCGCCGCAACTCGCTGGCGACGGCCACGGGCCTGGATCTGGACCGCATCGGGGATCTGTACGGCGTCACGCGCGGGCCAGCGGCGTTCGCCACCGGCACGGTGACCTTCACCGGCTCACCCGGCAGCGTCATCCCAGGGCCGAGCGGCAACAACGCGGGCACCGTCGTGTGCACCCAGGGACCAGGGGCGGTCTTCTTCACCACCCAGGTCGCGGCGACCATCCCTGCTGGCGCGAACCCGGGCACCGTGGACGTGCCGGTGACGGCCAACAACGTGGGGGCCAACGGCAACGTGCCGGCTGGCTCGGTAACCCTGTTTGGGGCCAGCGCGCCGACCGGCATCGCCTCGGTCACCAACAACTCGGCCTTTATCGGCGGGGCCGACATTCAGATTGACGGCCCGCTCAACCAGTACTACTCGGGCTACCGCTCGGACATCTACATCCTTGAGAACACGCGCGGTGAGGGCGGCGCGGCCAAGCACCTCCGCAAGTGGGCGCGCTCGGTCAACGGCGTCGGCGGCGTGCACGTCCAAGAGGTCACGCCCGCGCCAGGATGGGCGACAGTCGTACTCCTGGGCGTCAACGGTCAGCCCGCTTCGGCGGATCTGGTGCACGCGGTCGAGGCGACCATCTTGGACCCGCACTATCTGTACAACGAGATCGAGGCGGCTCCCTTCACGCTGTCGGGTTCGGGCGCGACCATCGTCACCCTGGCGGACGCCACGCCGCTCGGCGGCACCAACAATGCCGTCCGACTGACGGGCACGGTTGCCAGCGCGATTCGTCATCCGCGTCTGGACCTGATGCTGCCGCAGCCCGGTGTGTGGCGGCTCAAGCCGCGCTGCAAAGTTAGCTCGACGCTGAACTCGACGGCGCTGGTGAGCATGGGCGTGTGGGACATCAACACCGGCGCGTGGTGCTGGACGCGACCCAACAACAACGGGGCCTCGTGTCTGACGACGTTTGCGGCCAACCGCTTCTCGACGGCGTTCGTGCAGCCTGACATCGACCCGATCAGCGTGGACTTCGCCTGGAACGGCATCGAC